TGTTAGCGTCAAGACTTGGAGAATCGATTGGTGACACATCGGAGTCTTTTGGAATGTTGCAGAAAATTCCAAAAACTTGGATTATCAAAAAAGTCAGAATTAACCTAAAGAAATGAAAAAAACAAATGAAACAGAAAGATTAAATTCTAAAGAATTAGAGTTCATAAGGAACTTAGTCGTAGACGGCAAAGGCAGATTTAAGTCTTTAAACTATAAAACATTTAAGGGAATGGTGTCGCAATTACGCAAAACCAATAAGAACTTAAAGAAGTTTGGATTAAAGATAGAGTGTTTAATTACCCTGCCAATCAAATGAAAAAGGGGTTGATAGATATCTTGCGTTAATTCTGCGGTAATTATTCTAAACCACTTCCCTATCGCTTAGAAGCTAAAATAGGGTAGGGTAGGGAAGTAGACTTATCTGTTATAATAGGGTTGATATGGCTGCTCCCCTCGACACATTAGACAAGAAAAAAAGGTTTATTGAGTTTTATTCCCGTCCAGAAGTACAAGGAAACATCTCAATGACTTGTGATGCAGTTGGAATTAACCGCCAGACTTATTACAATTGGCTAGAGAAAGATGAAAAATTCAGACAAGCAATGTATGAGGCGAAAATGAAAATGTGCGATGAGATGGAGCAGATATTAATAAGCAGGGCAGTTGAAAAAAGTGATACTGCTTTAATCTTTTGGTTGAAATACAACCATCCCCAGTATAAGGAAAATCCCCAAGTCCAAATCAACCAACAATTTAACTCATCAGAAATGAAAGTCAACTTTATCAACTATGAGCCTGAACATAAGATTACACCCTAAACAGTACGAAGTAGCCGTTGATACTCATAGATTTAGAGTAATCAATGCTGGCAGAAGGTTTGGTAAATCAGTTCTTGCCCGATCAATAGTTTTAGATTGGGCCACCAAGAACCCCGGACTTTATTGGATTGTTTCTCCTACTTATCAGATGGCAAGAGATATTCACTGGAAGCAAGGATACAGTTTAGAAATTCCCCAAGAGTGGATTTCAAAGAAAAATGAGGTAGATTTAGAGATAACACTGAGGAATGGTTCAAGAATAGCTCTCAAATCAGCCGAGAACCCAGATAGATTAAGAGGTACGGGGTTAAGAGGTTTAGTAGTAGATGAAGTTGCCTTCTTAAAGGATTGGACTCATCTTTGGGATGAAGCATTAAGGCCTGCTTTAACTGATTTCAAGGCTCCTGCTGTCTTTACCTCAACTCCTAAAGGATATAATGCCTTTTATGAGTTATGGATGCAAGGACAGAAAGAAAACAGCGAATGGAAAAGCTGGAAGTTTACAACCTATGATAATCCCTTTATTCCTGTAGAAGAGATAGAACAGGCAAAGAAAGAATTAGACGAGGATACTTTTGCGCAAGAATACCTTGCTGAATTTAAAAAGTTTACAGGACTTGTTTACAAGGACTTCTCAAGAGAAAATAATGTAATAGAGCCGATAGAATTGCAACCCAACTGGACTTACTATAGAGGTATTGATTTTGGCTTTGCTAATCCCACTGCAGTTGTTTTTGCTGCAATTACTGATAAAGGGGAATTGATTATATGGGATGAAATTTATCAGTCGGGATTACAAACGCCTGATTTAGCACAACTTATCAAGCAAAAATCGGAAGGCAAAACTTTTGTCAATACGATAGCAGACTCAGCCCAAATGGCAGATATCGAAGAGCTAAGAAGATATGGCTTAATGGTTAATCCTGTTAGTAAAACTTCAGGAAGCAAAGAAGAAGACTGGACAACTTATAGAATCCGAAAGGTGGCAGAGAAATTAAGAAGCGGAACATTAAAAATCTTCAATAATTGCCAAAATTTAGTTTTTGAGTTTGAGAACTACCAGTATCACGAGGTTAGAGATGGAAGTCAAGTAAGAGAGGTACCATTAAAAGTCAATGACCACGCCATTAATGCACTTGAATACCTGATTTGCTCCTTACCAGAAAAAATAACTCCAACTTATGAAAAGATAATAAGCCACCCTGTCTATGCAGGAGAAAAGAAAAATTGGAGTTTAGTATGAGAAACAGTTATGTCACACCCTCTATAACCCAGATGCTCTATGGCTGGAGTAAGTGGGGACGGGGTAATTTTGGCATTTTCAGAGAAATAACCGAAGAGTGGAACTGCCAGCTTTGTGGAGAGAAGCAGATAATTGGACTTCCTCAATATTTTTTTCCAATAGACGACTCAAGAAGAGACTTTATTAGAGTTTGTTCATCTTGCTGGCACGATTTACGAGAGGCAGGTATTCACACTTATGAGGAATTAGATAGTAAATTAGGCATTGAAAAATTTAAAGAGCAAATCAGACTCAAAATAATAGAGGTTGAGATGAAATTGAAAACCTCTTGAAGGATTACTTTATAATCTAGCTATGAGTGATTTAATTGAGGAGCTAAATTCCCATTATCAAGACTGGAGTGAAGATATAACCCAGAGAATAAACCGCAAACTTGGCTGGAAAGATGTTACCGATACTTACTACGGTGTTCTTCCCGACGATTGGCCGTATGAGAGTCGTGTGGTTGACCCCAGAGTTAGAACCATCTTAATTGAAAAGAATTCAAGACTTACAGGAGGAAGAATAAGCGGCAGGGTTGTTCCAGTTGAAAATGCCGATGTTGTCAAGGCTCGCATTCAACAAGCATTGCTTGAATATCAATGGAGAATGGCCGATGAGGGCGGCTCAATGCAAACCAAACTTTCAATCTGTGATATGGACGCCAGACTTTACGGATCTAAATTTGCTTTGATTGAGTGGAGAGTAAAAAAAGACAAAGACGGCAAGGTGGCTTACGAGGGAAACGAATTCAAGCCTCTAGATATCAGAGATTGTGGAATTGACCCAACCGCCTCGCATATTAGAGACGCTAAATGGTTTCAACACAGGCAATGGGTGTATTTAGAAGACCTAAAGAAGGCAGTTGACGCCAAAGGCAAACCCCTTTTTAAAAATTTAGGCGAGATTGAAAGAAGGCTTAAAGACAAAATCTCCGACACAAGGATTGAATACAATCCCCGAATACTTGAAATACAGGGGCGGGAAGACAGAATGGGTAAAGACATCGCTTTTCCGATGATTAAGATTGTAACCGAGTATAGAAAAGATAGATGGATTACCTTTTCTCCAACCTACAAACTCATCTTAAGAGACATAGAAAACCCTTATAATCACGGCAAAATTCCAGTTGCACAACTTCGCTATCACGCCTTACAAGACGACCCGTTGGGCGAAAGTGAGGTAGAGCCAGTAATTATGCTTTGGAGAGCAATTCAAGCTGTCTTGTGTGGTTATATGGACGAAGTAGTCTTAAAGATGAATTCACCTCTTATTGCTGTTACTAATACCTATCGTCCTGAAACAATCAATTTTGCACCCCGTGCCATTTGGGAAGTGGACAGACCCGATGCTATTACTCCTTTCAGGTTTGATGCCAACTCAATCCAATACTTTCAATCTACCTACCTTGCTCTGGTTTCAGCCCTCAACACGGCAATGGGGGCTATGAGTCAAGGAGTTTCAAACATTGACCCGACGCAGGATAAAAAGACCGCTACCGAGATTAGAACCTCCGTGAGACAACAGACCGCGGTTGACCAAAAGAACCTCACCGACTTAGGGGAGTTTTTAAGAGATGTTATTTCAATGTGGATTGCCAATAACCAGCAATTCCTCTTTTCAGACGAAAGCAAACATTACTTAATAGTCAAAGTAATCGGCAAAGACAACTGGGAATTCTTCAAGAAGGCGGGATTTGCGGACACCAATGTTCCCGTTGAGGCACAACAAACCATTGCCGACATCCTTGTCCAAAATCCTGATACATCAGAGGCTCAATTACAAGAAATGTTAGAAGCCGCCAGACTGCCAAAGAATGCTATAGTGCTTAATCCTCGCGAGAAGAACCCACTTAAATACAAATTTGCTCCCAAACTCTCATTAAAGGAAACGGGAGATGAAGGAGACTTATACATAACTAAGGAAGACATACAAGGGCAATACGATTTTGTTCCCGATATTAGACTTATGACTATTACCGAAAGCGAAGAGAGGCAAGCAGGAAGGCAAGACGTTGTTCAGACTTTGACAACCAACCAATTAGTGCTACAATTATTACGAGATGAGGGATATAAACCGAAAGTTAAAGAGCTTTTGGAAGCAATTTTTGAAGATAAAGGTCTTAACGATCCTGAAAGATTTTTTGAGAAAATAAATGAAAACATCCAAACGCAAGGAAATGTTGCAGGAACGCCTGAAGTTTTGGGAGGCACTATCCCGAATCTCCAAAATGGAGGAGTGGCAACTCCACCTCAAACCATACCTCCTCTCGAAAACCAACAACCAATGGCTGCAGCCGGACAAATTCAACAACCTCAAGGAGTTTCACAAGGCTTACGTTGAGGAATACGCTAAAGCTCTTGCTTCAAAGACTCTTGTAGATGAAATAGACAACGCCGACGAGATGATCATTGAAATTAAAAAGCAGTTAGAATTACCCGACAAATCCTATGGTATCTGATGAACCAATCAAAGGTCAAGATAAATTTATCTTTCATCACCACAAAGACAAATTAGAAGAAGATGTTAAAAAATTTGAGGCAAAATCTTTTAAAACCGAAGTTAATTTCAAAAAGTGTGACCACTCCCAAGCCAAGTTTATAGATGGTGAAATAAGATGTGTCTGTGGTGCGGCTTGGAGAGGACCAAATTTGGCTATTCTATTTGACAATTTGACAAAGAAAAAATGAAGTGCTATATTTTTAACTAGCTATGCCCAATCTGAAGGATAGAATTAAACAAGTCCCCCCATTTGACCCCCAAGAGGAAACGCCCGAAGTTTCTGAAGAAAAACAAGTTGAAGAACCAGTAGAACAACCTCAGCCAATTATAGAGCAACCACAGGAAGCCGTTGAACAACCCAATGAAACAGAAGAAACAAAAGAAGTAAAAAAACCAGAAGAATTGGAAAAGCCAGAAGAGCCCAAGTTACCCGACGAGACTAAAGAAAGAACCAAAGAACAATTTGAAAAGTTAAAGCAAAGCAATCAAGAGTTGAAAGAAACAGTAAAGAAATATACTGATGTTTTATCCTCTCTTCAGCCTCAGGAAGTAGCACCGCCCAACCAATTTACTCCCGCTTTTGAGCCAATTTTGACTAATCAGCCACCCGCTAATTATCCCGGACTTACCCAACAGCAGATAAAGGATACTTTTGAAAATTTGATTGACTCCGAAGGATATGTTGATGTTAATCTTTTAAAAGAAGAGCTTGAAAAGCAAAGGCGAAGGGCTGAAATTGCAGAACAAAAAGCCAGAGAAGCCGAAGAAGCCGCTAAAAAAGCCGTTAAAACCGTTGACGACTTTCAAAGAACCCAAAAGATGAGGGAAATTCACGCTAAATATCCACAGCTTGACCCAGAGTCTCCCCAGTTTGATGAAAGAATGTGGGAAGCAGTAAGAAATGAAATTGTGGGACAGTGGGTTACAACAGGAACTGAAGATGTAGATGCGGCAGCCAAGAAATGGTATGATATACTCTATCCAATGGCAAAAGACAAAGAAGCTGATAAAAAAGCTCAAATCAACGCAATTCCTACTCAACCAGTGTCAACCTCTTCTACTTTTGAAGACCACCAAGCCCTCGTGGAGGCTACCAGAAAAGGCAAGAAAGGTGCTTTAGCTGAAAGACTTAAAAGAGCTGGATATTAACCTCTTGAAAACCTCTTATAACTTCTAGATAAAATCTAATTAACCAAAGGTGGTCTGATGCTCCGACCATAAACCGAGCACGATTTCTAAATCCTTGATTGGGTTTAGAAAGGAGGTGATTAAGATGGCTTGGGGAAAAACAACTTATCAGGCAGCAAACGAGATGAGAGAGTCCCTTTTAGATATTATCAGGGACATATCTCCTAATGAGGACAATTATTTTGTCTCAAATCTTGACAAGGGAGCTCCTGCTCTTCAAACCTATCACGAATGGAATATCTTTCACGAGGATAGGGTGACTTCTGTTACAGCAAAAGCTGAAGGAGCAGATACATCATATCCTGACCTTCAGGCTGAAAGCCGAGCTGGCAACTACACAGTTATTGTGGATTCTCCAGTAAGACTTTCAAGAACTAAAGCATCTATTGCGATGGTCACAAAGCAAGATGCTTTGGCTGTAGAGAAGGAAAGAGCCTTGAGGAGACTCAAGAACAAAATGGAGTATCTCCTTATCAACGGCTCATTAGCGGCTGGTGCAACAGACACCGCTCGTGGTATGGCGGGAATTGATGCTTTCATAACATCAAATGTTACCGCCTATGCCTCTGGACAATCATTCACAGAAGCAATCTTGAATGATATGGCAAAGACAAGCTGGGATGCAGTTGGTTCAAGCTATGTGGCTTCCACATTAGTTGCTCCTGCTGTCATTAAGCAAAGAGTGGCAACATTCGGAACCAACCTTACCCGAAACGTCAGAGCCGAAGACAAGAGGCTTATCAACGAGGTTCGTGTGTTTGACACCGACTTGGGTGTAACGGTTAAAATCCTCGCTCACAAAGATGTCAGAAAAGCTGCAGGAACAGTTACAGCATTGCTCGTTAATGAAGACCTGCACGAAATGTCCTTCTTGGTCAATACTGGTGAACCCCACTGGGAAGACCGAGCAAAGGCTGGCGACTATGTGGCTGGGGTATATATTACCGAGTTCACTCACGTTGCGTATAACGAAAAGGCTGATGTAAAACGTACCGGATTCTCGGCTTCGTTATAGTCTAAGTAGTTAGAAGAAGGCTGGCGAAAGGTTTATCCGAGTAGCCAGCTTTCTTTTTTGACTAGAAGTGCTATAATACCTTTGATGGGAAAAATAAATCTTCAAGATTATGAAGTAATACCTCCGCACCTATCTACTCTTACCTCCTACATTACTAACCTTTGGGAAGGGCTTGATAAGCCAACAGACCCACTGTCTCGTCAAGGACAAAAGCTTGTCAATTTTATTTTTGACGCTTACGAGGAGCTTTACCCCGAAGAATACAAGGCTTGGCGGGAAGTTATTAAAGAATATCAATCAGCCGAGATGAGCATCCACGAACAAATCAAATACCATACAGGCAGAAGTCTTATATCATATCCAATTTGGGTTTATCATATCTTGCGAAAAGTCTTTCCAGCCTTTAACTTCCACAAACGAGAAAATGCAATGAAAATGGCAAAGACCTTTAGACAGTTTCAGGTGGCGAACAAAGTATAGGAGGTGTTTAATATGGCTAAAATCTTAATTGTTTTAAACATCACGCTTTTAATAATTGCGTCTTTGTTGCTTGTTGAGGCTAAATGTCTAGAGAAAGAAATAAAATCGGCTCAATGTATTCCCTGTCATATATGGTCAAGATAGCTTTATCTATTATCACTAAAGGTGATGAGGAGTTAGAAAACTTAAAAAAGTGTGTCGCCTCATTTCTGCCTGCTGTTGATGGGGTATTTATTACCGCCAACGGCAAGAAGACCAAAAAGACCGAGAAATGGTGTAAAGAAAATGGCTTCAATTATTCTTATCTTGCTTGGTGTGATGATTTTTCAGCTCAAAGAAATTTTAACTTCTCACAGATTAAAGGTTTCGATATGATCGCTTGGACCGACAGTGACGACATTCTAGTTGGTGCAGACAAATTAAGAGATGTAGCCGAAATCTCTTACAAGAACGGTTTTGATTGCGTCTTCTTTACCTATTATTACGGTTGTCTTTTTGATGGCGAACCTACTTTTGAGAATATAAAACAAGTTGACTTAATCCAAAAGAGAGAAAGACTGCTCAAGCCCGGTGTCTTTGTCTGGAAAGGAAGATTGCACGAAACACCGGTTCCCGTAAATAATTATCAGCCAAAATACACTTATGTCCCTTATTCCGAAGAATTTCCAATCGTCTGGGTGCATACCGAAGCCGACAGAAATCCCAATGCACCCAAGAACATTGAACGAATGGAGAGAAACAAAAGAATTCTTGAGCTTCAGTTGAAAGAGGAAAGAGAAAAAGGAACAGCAGACCCACGAACCCTGCTTTATCTGATGAAAATCTATGTAGAGTTTCCCGAACAAGAATTGTGGCAAAAATGTATTGAGATGGGTTATGAATATTTATCAAAATCGGGTTGGGACGAAGAGCGAGCCATCGCTTATCAGTTAATAAGCAAGTGTTATAGCCAGTTAGGAGATAACAGAAAAGCTGAAGAGGCAATAAGAAACGCTATTAAAGAATACCCTTACGAACCACTGCTTTATCTTTACTTGGCAAAATACCTCTTTAATCAAGAAAAATATAACGAGATGGAACACTGGCTTAAGCTGGCAGTTTCAATGGAAGAGAAGGACACAACCCAAATGAATAACGAGATGGAGAAGAAAATCCTAGCAGCAGAACTCACTTTTAAGCTAGAATTTTATGTCAAGCGAGATGTCAGGAAAGCATATCGGGCAATAAAATATCTCTACGATACAGCTCAAACTGAAGAGGCGTTGGCACTCTTAAAAGAGGTTGAAAGACTAAAGGAATTAGATGAGGCTTGTGAAGATACACACAAGCTAATTAAATACTTTGAAAAAGAGAATAAAGAAGAAAGGGTTATCCCCTTAATTCAGTCTCTGCCTCTTGAAATCTCCAATCTTGAGTTTGCCTATCACTATTTTAACAAATACAAAAAACCAAGAGTTTGGAAGGAAAACGAGATTTGCTACTATGCCTATCTTGGTCCGCACTTTGAGAAGTGGTCTCCTTTATCGCTTAAGACTGGTATAGGCGGCTCCGAGACTGCGGTTATCAGACTTTCTCAAGAATGGGCAAAGAGAGGTTATATAGTAGTCGTCTATGCCGATGTTCTAAAAGAGGGCGTTTATGACAATGTTATCTGGCTTCCCGGATATAAGTTTAATCCTCGTGATAGATTTAACGTCTTTATTCAATGGCGTTCATCCTCTTTAGCGGGAAAAATCAAAGCCAAGAAGTTTTTGGTTGACTTGCACGACTTATATTCGCCACAGTCTATTGACTGGGATAAAATAGACTTTGCTATGGTTAAAAGCGAGTATCAAAGAGAATTAGCAAAAGATATTCCCGATAGTAAATTTAGGATAATTTCAAACGGTATATGAGAAGGCATAAACTATTTTGGGGTTCTAGTTATGATAGGGGGTTGCAATACCTCCTCTATATGTGGCCTGATATTAAAAAGGTGTATCCCGACGCAGAGCTTCATATCTGCTATGGTTGGCAGACTTTTGACAAGATTGCGGCAGGTAATCCTGAGCGTCAAGAATGGAAACGAGGGATGGAACTTTTAATGCAACAAGATGGCATTTATCATCACGGAAGAGTAGGCAAGGAAGAATTAAAAAAAATTAGACAATCTTGTGGAATATGGGCTTATACTAGTGACTTTCTTGAAATAAACTGCATTACTGCCCTTGATTGTCAAAGAGACGGTTGTGTCCCTGTTACAATGTCTCTTGCCGCCCTCAAGGAAACCGTTGGTGCAGGAATTCTTATTGATGGGGATATTAGAGATAAAAAGGTTCAGGAAAAATACCTCAAAGAGCTTCTTTCCTTAATGGGGGATGAGAAAAGATGGAAGGAATTATCCCAGAAAGGCAAGAAGTTTGCAAACAAGTTTTATTGGAACAAAATTGCCGATAAATGGATTGGTGTTTTCAACGAACCGATAAAAGATATAAAAGTTTCAATCATAACCCCCACCATAAGGGAGGGTTTTTGGGATAGTATGGCCAAGAACATTGCCTCACAGACTTACAAAAACCTTGAGTGGATAATCGTTGATGACTATAAGGAGAACCGAGAGAAAATAGCCGAGAAATATGCCAAAAAGTATAACCTTGACATTAAATATATCTGGGGCGATAAGGCCAAAGGAGTGTATAAAAGAAGACTTGGGCTTGTGAGAGCAAACAACCTTGCTTGGAAAGCCTCAACTGGCGAGCTTTTAGTTTGGCTTCAGGATTTTGTCTATATGGACGAAGATGCCATTGAAGCGTTAGTTGATTTATACCGCCATAATAAAGATGCTTTAATTGCTCCTGTTGATATTTACTACGAAGCCATAAATGTTGATAAAACCAATAAAGAAGATTGGTTTAATGGACAAGAATTTATTGGCAAGAAGGCTTGGAAGAATGTCAGGGTGCAATATCACGGTATTAGAGAAAGCACAAACCCCTATGATTTTGAGTTAAATTTTGGAGCAATTCCTAAACACATTCTAGATAAACTCAATGGATTTTGGGAATTTTTTGATGATGGGTTGGGGTATGATAATACAGAAATTTGTCTAAGAGCGATGAAACTTGGTTATAGACTTTTAATAGACGATAGCATTATTGCTAGATGTCTTAATTTATGGCAAGTAATAAAGGGTAGTCCTCTTAATATCTCTGGACGTGATAGGCTTCTTAACCCCCCACGCTATATGTGGATGGTAAGACAAATAGAGGAAGGAAAATTACCGATTGTAAGAGATGAAAAACTTGATGATAAAATCAATCTTTATTACGAAGTACCAAAAGAGGTAAAAGACGAAGACTGTGCTACATATATTGAGAACCACTCGCAAGAGATAGTAAAATCTTGGGAGGAGGTGAGAAATTATGGCAAAAATGAAACCAAAAGGCAAAAGAGGCAGAGCAATGGTTAGGAAATTGGGTAGAACTTATAAGACGGGTGGATTTAATAGAATAGCCCAAAAAGCAGCCAAAAAATATGGTTCTATTGCTGCTGGTCGTCGTGTAGCTGGAGCGATTTTTCAAAGAATGGTAAGAGCTAGAAAGAGGAGGTAAGATTATGCCGTTTCACAGCCTAAAGCAACGCACTTGGATGATGATAAACAAGCCTGAAATATACAGGCGGTGGAAGAGGAAATATGGAACAAAAATTAGAAAATCAAAAAGGAAATAGAGTTATTACTCTTGGCACTTTTGACTTACTTCATACTGGTCATCTTCGGTTGTTTAAGAAATGCCGACAACTTGGCGATTATCTTATTGTTGGTCTTAATACTGATGAATTTGTAGCAAAGTTTAAAGGAAAACCACCGATTATGAGTTATCAGGAAAGGAAAGAGTTAATTCTGGAAACAGGATTGGTAAATGAGGTTGTTTCAAATAGTCAAAAAGACGGAACAATAAAAGATGTGATTGAAAAAGTAAATCCTGATATTATTGTCGTTGGTTCTGACTGGGCAAGAAGAGATTACCTTAAACAAATAGGACTTGACTGGGATTATCTTGATAAAAAGGGAATTTGGCTGTGTTTTGTTAACTACGAGTGGAGTATATCAACCACCGAGTTAAAAAGGAGGCTTTTAAAATGAAGATATCACTAATTGTTCCGCATTATGAGGTTGACAGAGAAAAAGGAGAATTATTGTTAAAATTTTTATCCTCCGTGTCGGGGCAGTATGATGAACTTATTGTAATTGCCGAGAAGATAGAAAACCTTGCTCATAAAATAAATTTGGGACTTCAAAAAGCAGGCGGAGAATTTTTAATTGTTTCAAACAACGACTTAACCCTGATTAAAGGAACGTTAGACGATTTATGCGATGAAAGATTTGTCACAACGCCTAAAGTGGTTGGGGTTAGAGATAAATTATTTCACGGGCATATGTGGTGTATGCCGAGAAAGATTTTCGAAAAGGTTGGCTTAATGTATGAGGGATATGACGGCTTCTATTATGACGACTCTGATTACTGGATGACGATTGAAAGCAAAGGATTTCAGATTGTTAAAAAAGATGTAATTGTTAATCATCCAACAGGTGCGACTACCTTAAAACATTTCAAAAAAGAGGGTAGAGAAGAAAAAAACAGGCAGATATTTATTTCCCGTTGGGGAGTTGGGGCGTTAAGTAAAGTCTCGTAGGGGGTCTTTGATTGAAAACCTCTCAATCTTCTACTTTATAATCTTCTTATATGGATACTCTTGAGGAAATATTAAAATCAGCGTCTTCCATTCTTGACTTATCTTATTCGTTGCCAACTGGCGATGAGTTGACGACAAGAACAAATTTTGCCAACCAAGCAATTAAGGACGCCTGTGATTTTGGCAAACTTCCTGACTTTAAGAAAGAATATGTTATCTATGCGACAGGTGCTACAATCTCGCTTCCTTCTGATTTTAGGGAGCTTCACGAAAACCCTAGAGTTTGGGATACAGCTTGGATAGAATACCCCGAGATTGAAGCTGAGGAAAAATATGAAAAAGACTCGGCAGATAAATACTCCTATGTGCTAGGCAATCCCAAAGACGGCAAATATCTTTATCTTAACAACTTTGATGGTGGCACGGTTTCAATTATCTATCAGAAATACCCCGACGGGTTTGCTACCTTAACCGACAAGTGTGAATTATCTTCTCCTTCTTATGTGGTTCAAAGAATTGTTTATTATGTTCTTTATTCAAGGGGTGATGACAAATTCCCGCTTGCCAAAGCCGAAAGCGAGAAAATTCTTGCCAATATGATGAGCAGAAAAAATCTGACAGCAGGTGGACAGGGAAAAGTGGCGGGTGTTAAGTTTAACAATCCTTTAACCTAAAATGCTATGCCGATATTTGATCAACGAGTTCCGTCTTTCAGAAAAACAGGAGAAGTCTCTGTAGAGTGGAAAACCTTTAGGAAAGGTTTAAATCTTCTTTTGCGTCCCACTGAAATAGGCTTTGACGAGATGGCGGAAAGCGTCAATCTTATTCTTACGGGTTCGGGTGTTCCAACGGGTAGGTGGGGAACAGAACTTTATTTTGATACTTTGGCTGGTAAAGATGTGGGGGGGCTTGGTAGTTATGTCTCCAAAGATGAAAGTCAAAGAGATTTACTTGCGCTAACTTATGATGGCAAAATTGTCAAAAAAAGCGGACAATCTTATTCCCTAATCGCTGGGCAATCTTACCCAACGGGTTCAATAGCTAGATTTGAGCAGTTAGGTGGTAAAACTTATATTGTTAGTAAAGATGTGCCTTTTGTAGAGTATGACGGCACCAATTTATCGGTTTATGCAACTATCTCCCCACCCACAGGGCTTTCAGCCACCAACTATTCTGGTGCGACTGGTTCAAACAGAGTCTCCTATAAGGTGGTTTTAGTTTCAGCTAATGGAGGACAAACAACTCCATCAACTAATTATGTCTTAGATAACTTACCCACCGATTTAAGTAAGACCGAAGTAAGGCTTTTCTGGACAGCTCCCTCTTGTGCTACTTATTCAGGTTTTGAGATTTATAGAGGCAGAGAAGGAGATGAAACATTTTTGGCTTCAACCGATGCTGGGGTAACTTATTTTGTAGATACTGGTGCTCCCGCTTCAGAAACAATACTTCCTCCCGTTACAAACACTACGGGTGGAGTAAAATCAAAAATCATTGCTAAATACAAGGATAGGCTTTTGGTGGTACCTGCCGATGATCCTAATATGCTTATGATTTCTGGCAGGTACCCGAACCACTACAAGTTTAGTTGGTATGATGGCGGGGGATATATTTATATTGATCCCGACTCGGGCGATAGTATAGTTGGCATAGCTGTTCAACCTATTGCCGATAGAATTGTCATTTACAAAAACCACTCATCATACCTAGTCAATCTAGATATAATTCAAATAGGGAACTATTATGTCCTTGACCCACAATACTCGCCAATTTCGACCTCAATCGGAGCTTCTAACCCCGATACGCTGGCTACAGTTGAAAATGATACCTTTTATTTTGGAACTGAAGGACTTTATGTAACGGGTTACGAGCCAAACTTCCTAAACATCATAAGAACAAATGAAATATCAGCCCGAATTAGACCTTATCTTGATTTACTTTCAAAAGATGATTATCAAACCGCTTGCGCGATGTATGTTAATAAAAAATATCTCCTCTCGTTCCCATTAAGGAAAGAAATTGTAGTTTATGACAGAGAGCGTGGTTGTTTTGCCTCAATCTGGAAACTTCCATTTGGGGTGGTTAAGATGACTAAATTTTATGAGGATAACGGAGATGAAAAATGGGTTTTAGGACTAGACGATGGGCGGGTTGTTGTTTTTAATAGGTATCTTAATAATGATTTGGGTTCAACGATTGAAAAGAAGTTAAGGACAAACAAAACCGATTTTGGGGACTGGACGACCTTGCAAACGATAGAATATTTTTACTTCCTATTCAGAAATATCATAGGTTCAACCGATGTTACAATCTTGCTTGAGAACAGAAGCGGTGAGACTTCGGGGGTTAAGACATTTACCATTTCAGGAGCCCAAACTGCGGGTTATACGGGATATGGAACTGATAAATATGGAACTGCTAAATACGGACTTTCTAATTCAACAACAGTTAATATAACCTCTGATGAAATACCAAGATGGGGAACCCTCTTTAAGGTTGGGAAACTGCTTCAGATGGAGGTTGCCTCAACCGCCGCAAATAGCAATTTTGAGCTTTTGAAAATTAAGGTCACAGGTAAAAAGCATCAGAGGGGTAGCTTGGATAGTGGAAGTAGAGTTTGAAGACACTTGCAAACCTCTGATGGCTATTTTTTATAATTCAGTTAAATATGGGATTAATATATGCATCATCTCTAACAAATCCTTATGCTGTTAACTACGGTGGAACATATTTGGCTCCGATGTCTAGCCAAACTAATCCCTATGCCGCAAACTATCAAGGTAGGATAACAAACTTTTCTCCAGCAGCCCGTCCCAATCTTCAAATAGCTACAAGTCCATCTCAAGTTGGGCAACCTACCGAATTGGCCAAGCGAGTTTTGGGTATCTCGACAAGTAGTGGTGGAACAGGCGGAACAGGTGGAACAGACGGTGGTTCGCAACCTGTTCAACAGGAGCAACCACAGGAAGACCCGCAAGAAAGAATAAGGCGCGAAGTTGAAGCAATCTATTCTCCTTTAATGGATTATCTTAATCAAGCAGAAAGTGCGGTAACCAGCGAATATCAACGCTATGTCCCCGAACTTGAACAACAATACGCAACCTCTCTTTCAAATATCCAAAACCAAAAAACACAAGGCGAAAGAGAATTGGCCTCTCAAGAACAAGCGGCGGGAACTAGAAAAGAAGATGCTCTCACTGCCGCGAGGAGACTTTATGATGAATTAAGGCGTGGTGGTCTTCAAAGATTTGGTGGTGCTTCTTCAGCAGGACAGGCATTCACCGAACTGACCGCCCAAGAACAGCAAAGGCAGTCGGGAAATATTTGGCAGGCTTACCAACAAACGCTTGATAATCTTAATAAATACAAAGCTAATCTTCTAGATAATTTTGCTCAATCCCAAAAAGAGTTGGAATTAGCAAAAACTTCTGCTTTACAGCAGGCATACAGTGATTACCAAAACAGACTTAATGAAATCAGAGCCAAGAAAGGAGAAACAGAAAGTGCTAAAGCACAAACAGCACTAGAAGCATTAAACAATCTTAGAAACCAAGTCTATCAAATCAATCTCCAGTCTCTTAATCTTGCTCAAACATTAGCCGCCAATAAGCAAATGGCATTAAGCACGGTTGACCAGTATTCACAAAAAGTAGCTCAAAGCATACTCGGCGGCTCAACCTCTTATCAGAATTTGGTTAATGCCACCACAACCAATCCCACAAGCAATATGTCTATTGGGGGAAGACAGACGTCGGCGGTTGCACCCCAGACAGGAGTTATTGCTTACAAGAAACCAGAAGATTACTTATTAGGACTTTAATTGAAAACCCCGCTTAATTTTAGTCTATAATCTTCTTATATGGACTTAATATCCTCAATTGTAAACAAAGTCAAAGAGGTCGCAAGAAATATGGGTAAAAAGGTTAGCGATGATGAAGGATTTATCCGTCAAGGACAATTTACTCCCGTTCAGGCTGTAAGAGATTACTTTAATCCTACTTCTAATCAAGGACAAAACTTTTGGAGCACACCGGTGGCACAGAAATTGGGCGAGATACAACAAAGGTACGAACAGGGTGGCGGAATTAGACAATTCTCTCTCCCCCACGCTATGGCTTCGGGTCAGCTCACAACTGGCATTAAACCCCTTGACTTTTTAAGTCAAAATGTAGGAGCTTATATGAAAAACGCTTGGGTAGAGCCCTCACTTCAGATACCTTCAAATATCAAACAGATGGTTAAAGGTCAAACCCCGCTTGAGAAGGCAAAGGGAGCTGGCAAACTTGGGCTTAATATCTTAAGTGCCGTTCCTGACCCGACAGAAATACCCCTTGCTGGATACAACCTCATTAAAGGTGTATCCGCCTCAAAATTAAGGGGAGAAGGTGGAAAAGATGTTTTGAAATCAGCTCTTAAGTCGGTTACTTGGCAGGAAACACCGGGACTTGGTGAAGCTCTTACTACCAACCCAGTGGCACAAACAGTTGGCAATATAGCAGAACTTCCTTTAATGCTTTTGGCGGGTGGAATAAAAGCTAAAAAAGTTGACGAAAACACAAGACTTGTCTCAAGGGCTATAAAAGAAGGCAAAATAACACTTGAGGAAGGACAGGCAATTTTAGAGGATTTAGCAAAACGAGGTGGGAAGATTAAAATAAAAGTAAAACCTGAAACAACCAAAATCAAGATTAAAGGAGAACTTATGGCAGAGGGCAGTCAAATTGGCACACCTCAATCTTCGCAAAAAATAGAAGGTAAATTACCGAAAGAAGAACTACAAACCAATATACCTTCACAGTCCAATGCATATACTAATATTGTATCAAACAAAGTCAAAAATGGAGAACCGCCGACACCTGATGAGGTTGGAAAGAGTATAGAGGAAAGATTAAACGCCTTTACCGAGAAGGTTTTAGGCTACAATCCTCAAGATATTCAGGGCGGGCAAAAAGGAGCATCTTTCTTTACAAGGACTTTGCGAAAAGGACAGGAGGCGGTATCAACTACAGTTGAAAAAGGATTGGCAAGCCAATTTACACCAGTTAGGGTTGCTTCACAGCTTCTAGAAGGATTTTTCAGAGGTATAGGAATGTCGCCAGAAAGAGCACGGGCATCAGCCACCCTTAGGGGCGGTATTAACTTGGCTCAAGAAAGAAGTTTCAATATAGGACAGGCATTATACGATTTACTTGGAAGAGACGAAAAAT